CGGTAGGTTGATAGCATTATTGTATAACACTAGTTTCTTTATCCACTCCCCTTTTATATTTTTGTGCGGGGCGCACTTTTTGTGGTTTCTCACTAGTATTACCCAATTCTGCTATCGGTTCATTTAGCCATTTATGTTCTTTGTAAAATATTGTTCCATTGTGAGAGGCTCATGACTATCTTCGTATTCTTTCCTTAATTTTTTATTTTTCATATCTTTATGTAGCATGTAATAATCTTGACATTCCTTGTAAGCACAATCATTCTTGTATTGTGCATGCTTTTCATTTTTAAATTGATGTGTGTGCAAGTAGAAACGTCCACATGTATCACATAAGTGTACATGTTGATTTTCCTTCAGTTTTATATCCCTTCCAAATATTCTAGTAGCCATTGTCACAACATTTATCATCTCTAATTTTCCTGTTACTGTATAGTGTAGGGAGTAAACTATACTTCCTTCATACACTATTGTTATTATACGTTCTTTTTCATCATCTTCTATTATGGGTCTTGTATGACTTCTTGTTAGCCATAGTATCATATCATCTTTTGTAGTTCTTTTTGCTACAGCACAGTGTTGTGATTGACCATTAAGATCATTAATCATTATATTTTTAGCTATGTTTTCCTTAATTAATGAAGCATAGAAAGCTTCTAACGTATTCTGGTCATAACTTAGAACAAATCCACTTTCTGGTGTATAGTTCCAAAAGTTATTTAATAGCAAAAATTCTAAATAACCCCAGTTTCCTGTTGTATTAATTTGATAGTTTCTGACACCTGTCTCTTTTATTTTTATGTTTATGCCTAACCTTTCTTTATTTGAGGCCAGTACGCTATATAGATGTACCTTATTTTCTATTTTGAATTTCAAGTTATGTTTCTCGTCATACTCATTTTTCTCTATTATCGCTTGTTGTATCAACCTATTATCAAATTCTTCCAAAGTGGCCTCTTTAACCTCTTTAATTATCATATTATAAATTGATTCTGTTATACCGTATTTTAATTCTAAATGTTTCCTGAAATATATATTACAATCTTGGCATTTCTTGGATTCTCTTCCTATCATTGTATAGGGTGCATCTTTTCCGAATGTTTTAGAATACCAATGTTCTATTTCTTCTTTTTTATACAACAGTTTGCCTTCCTCCGTGCATTCTATTTTATTCCTGATATCCCCTGTTTGATCACCTAAAACTTTGCTATCATAATTGTCCATTAACATACGATTAAACCAGGTTTCATACAATTCTAACCCTCTGCACCAGTTCAACTCTCCTTCACCAATTACATGTCTTAAGCTGTTTACTTGTATAGTAGTCTTGCCGAGACATTTCCTATTGAAAGCACTGAAATTGAATACTCTTTGCATAGGTCTTATAATTTTATATGAGTTGCATCTGTTACAATAAAAGTTTTCTGTAGAACAAGCTTGTGCATCTTCTATACTACTACTATATCTTATAAATTTGGCTACCAATCCTAAACCTTTATTTATCTCTTTTAATTCTGGAGTAGAAAAATATTTATAAAAGGCTTTGAGTACTTTTTCTTTGTCTGCGTCTGTCCCATTTGCTACATCATCCCCACTTATGGTACCTTTCATATTTATCTTTTCTTTTTGCTTAATCATCCTATGTATAATGCACATTATGAATGTATTCAATGTTGTGGTATACGGCAGGCCTGATATTAACTTATCAAGTGCAACCAATTTACAAAATAATTTCCTACCTAACTCATCCATCTCGTAGTAATCAACTTCTGTATTCCTTTCTTGGATCATAGCTCGTAGTTGATTAGGGTCTACGTGGGTTATAACATCATTTTCAATCAAGCAATCCACAAACATGAACCATGGCAGTTTTAGGGCTTGAGTATGCGATTGGTCCATGCCAGATATATCTAAACACACAACATTATTAAGACCTTTTTCCTTCCAATCATTGTACTTGGTCTGTTTCATATCGTAATTAAGTCCAACTCCCCAGAAATCATTAAACACCTCACTCAATATATTGTCCATTATCTTTATTAATGGTCCTATTGCAAATTTAATATACGCCTGTGGGCCACCTATTTGCCTTAATTTTTCTCCTTCTTGCTGGTTTTCTATTTTTATGAAGCCATTTGTTCTTTTCCTTGTACTATCAATCAACTTGCCATTGACTACATAGTCTACAACTTCCTTCTGTTGGCTAGCATCTAAATTATTATACCATGCATTGGCATCTGTTTTATATTTCTTATCTTTGATTATATCGCTTATTTTTGGGTGCAGGTATTTGATATAGAAATCATGATACTCTTCCATTATCATTGGATCATATGTAGGTGGTTTTTCGGCCGCTCTTTTAACACATGTCATTAAATTCTTTGGGCAAGCATGGTACATGACAGTGTTATTTTCTTTACCAGGCGGCATAATTCTTCTAGCAGCGTAGTGGTTTTCTTTACCACATTTGGCATATTTTTCCATATTTTTATAATCGTCAACCATATTTAAATTTTTGTCCTGAAATATTACTTTATCAACTATATCATCAGGGTGCATGTTAAATTTGTTGAATAGTTCCTCGGAGCAGCAACTGCTTTTTAAGCATGCTTTGTCCCTTATTTCACCTTCTTTATAAGCTAAGTATTCCTTTGTCTTTTTTATAAATTCGCGAGTATATGTTATTTTTCTTGCGAGTATTATTGTGGATAACCTTTCTAACGTTTGGTTTCGGCTTCCTCTCTTAATTGAGTCTACGATATTCCTATTTATTGGGTTGAATACCCTATTTAGGGAAATAATACCTTGGCTTATATTCATAGCTCTGATTTTTTGTTGTTTAATATTTTCTTCAGCTACTTTGCCCTCACTTTCATCCTCATATTTCTCGTATTTACTTATGCTCTCTTTTAACTCTTTGTAATCCTTTTCTTTTTTCCCTTTCTCAAGTTCCCCTTTTGAATTGTGCCATAACCGGTTGTTTGTTGTAGTATTGACTAACAAATCTAAATCATCTTCTGTTAAGTGTTTACCAAAGTATTTATTAAAGAAATCTTTTAATGAAAAACTGCTACCAGGTGTAAGCTTATTTTTTTTAATTTTGACTATAGCATCAGTGAGTACTGAACTTTGTATAGCTTGTATTTGAGCAAAGATCTTAATGGTTTCAAACATAACATCTACTATTATTGGAAGTACATCCTTGTAATTAATATTAGTCTTACAAGTCTTAGTAAGCAATATACAATCCGCTATTAGTTTTTGTTGTGTGAAATCATCAGGATTTCTACCCAGATATTCTGCAAAAAGTTTATTGTAATCACTAATTGCTATGACACTGGTGAAATGGTGCTCTTTAATGTCCATTTTATACCACTCGTTTGACCCATAACCATCTTTTTGGCTTAATACAAAGGACTTAAAGTAAGTCTCACATTTTTTAACCATTATATAATCATTCTGAGCGTTCATATTTTTAATTTTAACAATTTTTAATTCTCCTTCTTTAAGTACATTTAATGTTTCAAATAATGAGCTGGTACTTTGTACAACTAGTTCACCTCCTTTACCTTGTAGTTCATCCTTAATAAGTTCTTCTGCACTCCTCATATTTATTAATTCTTGCTGCATGTAATTCGCAACTCTGTTGAAAATCCTGCTACTAACATTATTGTTTCTATCATCAAAGGTACCGAAAGGTGTTAGCATTATTGCTGCATGTATACTTCCGGTGTGTTTAAATTTTTTAATAACCCTGGCATAAAAACCTTTTCCGTTCATCTCAGTAGCACTATAGAGTTCTTGTAAAACTTCATTGTGCTCATATCGTTGATCATCCATAACCTTAAATCTTATTTTCAGGAATTGAGAATCACTGTTTCTATAACATCGGTACCACTTAGCTGCTTGTACTCCATTACTCTCCAATGTACTGCTATCGACATTTGGGTTGAATATATGGGCTACAATTAATAATTTAATTTTTCTTTTGAGGCAGTTAGCTACAAACACGGGCTTCATGTAGTATAGCGTATGTGTTAACAGTATAGCATGAGGGTTAAAACTCTCTATGTGTGTGCAGATATCTTCATCCTGCACGCAATCACAGAAGTTGTATTCCTCTGTGCCCATTACCATGGCCTTATTTAATTTATGTGTTCTCTCTATATCTTTAGCTTCTATTATTGGCCTGTTTATGAACATGGGTCCTCCTTTCAATGTGAGACCTAATACCGTTGACCTAGTTGAACCTCCTACTTCTGCTATTCTGATATTATGCTTAAGACTGATTTCATTAAAAAATAAATTTTGTGTTAGTAGTAGGTTTTCTAAGTATGCCCTTTCGCTTGCTAAGTCGTTGTGTGGGTTCATTCCGTTATCTTTTGCTATTTTTTCAACTTGTCCTTCATATTTTGGGTTATTAGTATAGAATATATGATTTTGCATTTTTGAATTTGTCGATATTAGGATGTTTTGTAACTGGTATGAATGGTAATGTTTGGTTATGGTGGTAGTTATCATAGGGTTGTCTTTCTCTTTGATTGTTATTTTTGTAGATCCTCCTAACAATTTTGGTATAAACTGTATTTCATCATTATTTTCAAAATTATGAAGACAGTCTATATCTAGTTTTCTGTTAGCTTGGACAAAGAATTGCTTGGGTGTTATCTTATAATAATTGTATAAGTGTCTAATAACTAGTTTTAATGGGTAACTTTTGGGTATTGAATGTACATTTGTTGAACCTTGTATTTTGACGAATATATTGACATATGTGGTGTTTAATTTTATTTGGGATATGTTACTATAATTAATTTCTTGCACATCATCATTGTCGTTAGACATAGATGGTGTATATAAAAGATTTTTTTCAAAATCATCTAAATTAGAATAG